GGGAGCTCAAGGCTCATCCGGTGGGACAGATTCATCAACACGGCCTCGTACCAGCGCTGGGGGATTTCCAGCTCGCCGCTCAGGGCGCCCACGTCCATGATCTGGCGGGAGTACCACACCGTCATCTGGACAAACGGGTCCGAGGGCACGGGCCACAGGTACAGGGTCGGCTGGGGAATAGTACGGTCAAACCAGAACTGGAACGGCTGGTTGGCCGTGAAGTTCTTGTTGGGCAGGTTGGTGTAGTCGTCGCGGTTTAGGCGAGCCATCTGTATCTCACGCGAGTTGTTGCCAAAGTACAGCTCGCGCAGCGCCAGCGTGGTGTTGCCGGTGGCCCGCATGCGGTAGTAGTTCACGTTCTGGCCGGGATCAATGTCCGTCCACACCCACTGCATATCCGACACGGCCACGTTGGTGCCCGTGGCCAGAGCGTTCCACGTGGACCCATCGGTGGAGTATTCCAGCACGTAGCTCCACGTAGCGCTGCCGCCGCCCGACACGTAGGGCAGGAAGCCGATGGAGCCGATGTACTGGGCGTTGTTGGTGCCGTAGTCAACGGCGATGTTGCCGTTGCTCGAAGTCTGCTGGCAATAGGTGCTCGTGTCGCCATCGTAGACGTTTGCCACCACGCCGCCTGCTGAGGTGGTGTAGCTGCCCACGGGGCGGTCAATATTCCTGTACAGCACGTTCTGGGCGTCTATGGCGCCCACCGGCAGGGTGTAGATGTACTGGTTGGCGTTGAGGCCGATTACGGTCTTGTTGATGGCCCAGTAGTTGATACCGAGGTTGGCCAAGTTCGACAGGAAGAAGAACAGCGACTCCTTGGCCGACTGCACCTGCTCGACCGCAAGTTCTTCGGCCAGCTTACCGCAGCGCCGGGCACCATGGTCGATGAGCGTTTGGACGGAGATTACTGTCTGGCCAACGGTGCCGGAGTACGCCATGTTGTTTCCTTACCAGCCGGGGCAGTCCCAGCGTTTTAATGATGCCTTCGCACGGGGGGCGTCACCCTTGGAATGTTCAACTACGCCGCTCATTCGGGCGCAAAACGAGTCTTTACGGGCGCCGCCCTTGGGCTGGGGGGCTTTGAGGTTCGAGCCCGTCTCCCGATTGTACTTGGCGCGACCTTTCTCGGTAAGGCCCGCGCCCTTGGCAACAGACAGCTTTTCGCCTCGGCCTACGGCTAGGGATGGGGTCTTGTCCTTCTTTGCCATGGCTTTCACCAGTTGGATGATTTCTTGGACTTGTCGCCGGTGGACACGCGCCGGGTGGTAACTTGGCCGCCCTTCTTGTATCCGTACACATTTTCACCATCGCCGCCTTCAATGCTGTTGTCCGCTACCTGCTGGGTGTTACCCAACGGAGCGCGGCTGTTATCGCGCGAGGCTACGGTGGGTGTGTTGGGCGTGCTGGAGGTCATGCCGCCAAGGCTGGCAATGCCGCCATCAGCCATCTTCTTGGTTTTTGCAGACTTCCGGAAAGCCTCGGCAGTTGGCGCGCCCTTGCTGCCCGGCTTGCGCATGCGCTCGTCAGAGCCCTCGGCGATGCGCTTTTGCTTGGCGTGGATGTTGGCGTACAAGCCGCCTGCTTTCAATTTGGCGTGCATTACGCATACCCCTTGATCATCTCCAAGATACACCAGTAAGTATCACCTGCGCTGGCGTCAGCCGTGCTAAACATGATGTCACCAGTGACGCCAGTACCGCCGTTGTTGGTAATGCCCCCAAAAGCGCTCATATCAAGCGTCTGCGTTGCTCCGGGCGACGATAGAAAGAACGGCACATCCGTTGTGGCGTCCCAAAACATTCTGACTTCCATGCCGTGATTGGCAATGTAAATCTTTGTAACTGTTACCGCGCTACAAGTTTTGCCAGAGCCGCTTGACGTTAGCGCCGAAACATCTACCTTCAAAACCGCAGTTTCACCAGTGCCATCACTGATGTTTGTGAATTTCATGATGGCCACGCGCTCGCCATCAAATAGGGTTTGACTCGTTACTGCATCAGCCATATCGTTCTCCAATTGAAAGTAAGGGGCATTTTAAGCCCCTTACCTATCAGCACTTGGCGTTGCCGCCTTTTTTGTACCCACCGGTGTGGATGACCTGTTTTTCCGTTAGCTTGGGGCCGATGCCTAGCAATTTCTTCATGCTTCCCACTGGGTCGCGGAAAGCCTTTGCCATCTCCATCTCGTCTTCCCCCGGTCCAATCGCCTTATCGTAGGCGCCTTTGGAGGCGTCTACCATCTCAGAATCAACCGTTCCACCCTTCTTGAAGGTACCAGCGATACGATTGGTGCTTACCGGCTGGGAAACAGGCCGCTTCGGCATTGCCACGGCACGGCCAGTGCTAACACTGCCCCCCGTGGCGAAATGCTTTTTTGCGGCACCACCTTTTTTCATCGGATTGGTCAGGCCGCCGGTAGCGTAGCGCTCGTAACCGGGATCGGCTTTGCTGGTGTTGACTTTTCCGCCCTTTTTCATGGGGTTGGTCAAGCCACCCGTGGCCATGCCGTTTACAACACCGCCGGTAGCGTACTTTTGGTAGCCTTTAGCGGTGCTCATCTTTACGGTTTTGGTGTCCTTGAAGTCGTTAGTAGAACCGCCATTTTTCATGGGGTTGGTCAGGCCGCCGGTAGCCAGCTTGAGCTTGGTGTCACCACCCTTGTGCTCTTGCGCGTCGTGCTGTTTGAAGGCCTTCATGATCATGGCCTTGTCCTGCGCCTTGTCACCAGCCTTACCGCCCTTTTTCATGGCGGGCATGCCACCGGGTGCTGCCATAGGGGCTATGGGCGCCGCAGGCGCGCCCATAGCGGCCTTGCGAGACATCAGGGCCTTGAGCATGGCCGCTTTGCGGGGGTCCATACGCGCACCCCTCGGGGCCGCCATGGGTGCGGCCATCGCTGGCGCGCCCATCATGCCGCCCATGGCCTTCTTCTCTACCTTGCCGCCGTTTTTCATCATAGAGCCGGACATGGCCTTGCGGCGATCCGACATGGATGGCTTCTTGGGAGAGTCGCCTTCGCAAGCCTCTTCAGAATACTTGGCCTTGAAAGCCATGCCCTTCATGTTGGTGTGGCCGTTCTCGTCTTTACCGGACGAAACGTGGCCACCCTTTTTCAGCTTCAGGATCACCGAAGGCTCGGTGGTTTCCATCTTCACCATTGGTTTAAATTGACCCATGTCGCTCTCCTTATGCTTGTGTGACGCCAAAAGCGCCAATACGGGTTGCATTCGGGCCTGCTGCAATTGCTGGCAGGGCTATACCCATTACAAGGCGCTTGATGCCGTCTGCCGCCGAAGAAGGGGTAAACGTACCGCGCACATCACCAGTTGTGGTGGTGGCCGTCAACGTAGCGGCGGCGACAAAAGTGCCTGCATCTGCTGCCAAGGTGTTGTTCCAGCCTGCACGAGTAATGTACCCAGCATCAGTGATGCGCAGTGGCGCACCCAAGATGTCGGTTGTACCTACCGCAATGGTCACCACGCTTGCGCCCGAAGCAGTAACACTGGAGATTTGGTAGAAGGCTTTCTTACCGCTGACAGTTGTTGATGCCACAGTCCCTGTTGCAATTACCTCGCTCATGGCCTGACCGTAGTAGTCGTAACCAGAGACAGTAATGTTGACAGTGGTCGGGGAGCCAGCGCCTGTGGTTGTGGAAACAGCACGAGGGCAATCAAGTTGCAAACCTGTTGCGCCGCCTGTAATTGTGGCGGACGTAACGCCAGCACCTGCGGCCAGCGTGAGCGTGGTAGCAGTTGTAATGACAGCGGCAACAATGTTGGTCGTCAGCTTGGCTTGAGGTACAGCGTCCCAAACGTAAACTCGACCCAGTGGGCCAACGCCTACGCTCATTGGGGATGGGTTTTGCAACAAGGCATTACCAGAACCAATGATGGTGGCGCTTGCTACAGTTTGCGAAGCGCTTACCGTGTAAGTGCCTATCCCGCCAGAACCCGTACCAAAAGCGGTGATGTAGGTTCCATTGGTGAGTGAAGTTGAACTGTCAATGAACATGCCCACAGCAATATTGTCACCCGAAAGCATGGCGGTGACGGTCAATGTCGTGGTGGCAATTGAACCAGTGAAAGTTGAAACAGCAGGGTAGGCGTCCGCGCCTTGATAGGTAATTGCGGAACCTAAAAATAGATCATCCGAGAATTGAGGCATGGTCTGCTCCTTGAAAAGTTTGACCGATGTTACTTAAATTTCTCCAAGTAGCCAATTGCTGCTTGAAGTGCTGCGGGATCATCCCCGAAAAGTCCAAGAGCCCTGTTGCATTGTGTGCAAAGTAGCCCCCTGACCTTACCCGTAGTATGACAGTGATCCACCGGCATTGCTATGGTTTTGTTGCGTATCTGCGTTGTCTCTGGCTTGGCGCAGATGGCGCACACGTTATTCTGTTTGGCAAGAGTTGCACGGTACCACTCAAAAGTGACACCGTACTTTTTAACAAGACCTTGGTTCAAATAGTAATCCGGGTTAGCAAGTCTGGCTTTTTTGTGCCACTCTCTCGCGTACTCCTTTTCATCGTCTGAACTAGCCCGATTCTCTTTCCAGTAAAAATTGTCCTTTGACCACGGTTTGGAGCTATCAGAACGAAAAGCACGAGCTTTGTTGGGTTTAGCCCCTACATCCTCGGCAAACTTCCAAAAATCTTCAAGCCATGTACCACACACGTCTTGCCGGTGGTTTCTTTGCAAATTGCACCACGCGGTGTACGCCGGATGCTTTTCACGATTTCCCCAATCGACAGGACGGGTGTTAACCGGTTCTCCGTGACGTTGCACTTGCATGTAGTGCTTCCGGCATAAGCCTTTAGCAATTACAGGGGCAGTGCAGTTATGAACGTGGCATTTTTCAGGCATTTGTAAACTCCAAGGTTGTTACGCCTTGGAGTTTAACACATACCTGTTTTACACGTCCCCGTCAGATGCCGGGTGTCCCATAAAGGCAGCGTGGGTCGGTAAATCCGACGTCGTAACGCTCAGTGGCCTTGTAGCGCATCGAGTCGGTCTCGAAGTCGCCTTCCATGGTCTTCTCCAGACGACGACGCATCAAGAGCTTGAGGCCCTCGGGAGCGTCGGTCTGGACCCACCATGCGTTAGCGCTGGTCAG